AACACTGGTAATGAAAAAGGATTTGGCGACATATGACGAAAGACTTTGCGGCAATTGCCACACAGTACGCTCATGATGTTGTAGATGGAAAAATAATTGCGTGTAAATGGCATCGCCTAGCATGTAAACGCCACCTAGATGATTTAAAAAAATCCGAAAACGAAGCTTACCCTTACGTTTTTAACCCTGAATTAACTGATATCAATGGCAAGAATTATCGGCCATCGCAAAGGATCTGTGCCTTTGCTGAAAAAATGCCTCACATTAAAGGTGATTGGGCTGCGCAAAGGCAGCTGATTACGCTTGAGCCGTGGGAAGTTTTTGTACTTGCGGTTGGTTTTGGGTGGATTGTTAAAGCGACTGGCAAGCGTAGGTTTAGACAAATTGATTTATTCATCCCGCGTAAGAATGCGAAATCAACAATTGCTGCGGTAATTGGCTTATACATGCTTACTGCCGATGGCGAGTATGGCGCTGAAGTTTACAGCGGTGCGACAAGTAAAGACCAGGCGATGGAAGTGTTCACGCCTGCTAGACAAATGGCAATTTCAACGCCTGCGTTTAGGTCTTACTATGGCGTGGTGCCAAATAAATCAAACCTAGCGGTGATTGATACAAACAGTCGCTTTGAGCCTGTGATTGGGCGCCCTGGTGATGGGGCATCGCCGTCTTTTTGGGGTGTTGATGAGTACCACGAGCACACAACCAATGACATGTATGAAACTGGTGCCACTGGGATGGGCGCACGATCACAACCGATTTTATTAGTAACAACGACTGCCGGTGTAAATATTGGTGGTCCATGCTATCAGCACCAGGTGCAGCTGCAGAAAATACTTGAAGGCTTAGAGGAAAACGACCGCCGCTTCGGTATTATTTTTACCATTGATGCGGATGATGACTGGACCACTGAAGAGGCTTTGCGTAAAGCAAACCCAAACTTTGATGTTTCAGTCAGTGGTGAGTTTTTATTAGCAGCACTGCAGGAGGCGTTGGCCGACCCTCGCAAGCAAGCAATCTTTAAAACAAAGCACTTGAATGTATGGGTTGCCAGTGCATCGCCTGCATTTAATTTAGAGAAACTGCAAAACTGCGGGGATCCAACGCTACGCCTTGAAGATTTTTCGGGCGAGTCTTGCTATATCGGTAACGACTTGGCCAGCAAGGTTGATATTGCTTCAACAGTGTTTGAGTTTGTGAAAGAGATTAACGGTAAAAAACACTATTACGTGTTTACCAAAAACTACTTACCTGAAGCTGCAGTTGAGAAACCTGAAAACGCACATTATCGCGGTTGGGTAGTGCAAGGCCATTTAACACAAACGCCAGGCAACATGATCTCACTTTCGCAAATTGAAGATGAGACGGTTGAAGTTGCTGAAAAAGTAAAAATTGAAGAGATAGCAATGGATGCATGGGGTGCGCGTGAAATGGCGCCTAATCTTCAAGAACTTGGCTACACCGTCATCGATGTACCAATGAATGTGAAGTATTTAAGTGAGCCGATGAAAGATATCGCTGCACTTATTGACGATGGACGCTTTCATCATGACGGTAACCCAGCATTTATTTGGATGATGAGCAATGTTGAAGTGAAACCAGACCATAACGAAAACTGGTTTCCACGTAAGCAAAGTGCTGAAAAGAAAATCGATGCCGCAATTGCACTAATCGTTGCGCATGGTCGGGCTATGTTAGGCGAAACTCACAGCAGTTCAATCGAGCAGGGCTTCGTAGTTTTATAGGTAAATTTATGGCAAACACTTCAACTTGGTATGACGCAGAAAAAGTTAGTCAAAAAGGTAGCGTTGTTTTGACTAACTGGCTTCGTGAGCGTGAGGCTGCACGTGCACCAGTTGTACAAAATGCAAGTTATGGCCAAGATATTTATGAAGCATTTGGCGTTAACCCTGCTGCATCAGGAATGAATGTCACGCCAGATTCTGCAATGCGAGTCGCAGCTGTTTATGCGTGCGTAAATAAAATTGCCGGCGCCATTTCAACTTTGCCTTTGCATCAATATAAAACTGACGGTGATATTAAAGCGCGTCAGCCGCGTGATGACTTATGGTACAAACTTAACGAGCAGCCGAGTGATCAATATACAGCTGCAAGCCATTGGGAGGGCGTAAGTACCGCTCAGCTATTACGTGGCGATGCCTTCACTTGGATACGCAGAACCATCACTGGTGGCGTTAAAGAGTTGTTGCCAATGCCTTGGTCTAGCGTGACTCCGAAAAGACAGCCGGACGGCACTGTACGTTACTACATCAATCTGCCTGATTACGGTATAACCACTTGGCTAGATGCATCTGATGTGTTGCACTTCCCGGGCTTTGGCTTTGATGGCATCAAATCTATGAGCGTGATTCGTCAGGCAGCGCGCGCTGCAGTGGGAAATGCGCTGGCTATGGATGAGTATTCTGGTAAGTTTTTTGCTAATGGCGCTCACCCATCTATTGTGTTGCAGACTGCCAATAAAATGAGCCCTGAACAAGCTAAAGACTTGCGCGATGCTTTCGTACAAAAGTATTCAGGCATTGAAAATGCACACCGCTTGCCATTAGTCTTAACTGAAGGCGTTACCGCAAAAGAGATCAGCCTGAGTGCTGAAGATGCGCAATTGTTAGAAGCGCGTAAATTTCAAGTGGTAGATATTGCACGTGCTTTTGGCGTGCCGCCACACATGATTGGCGAAACGAGTGCTAGTACCAGCTGGGGTAGTGGCATTGAAGCAATGAGTCGTGCTTTTGTCACTTACACATTACAGCCGCACTTGGTGCGGATTGAGCAAGAAATAAACCGCAAGTTATTCCCACGTAACGCAAATAAAATTATCCAGTTTGACCGTGATGCGTTAATTGAAGGTGACAGCGCGGCTCAAGCCTCTTATAACAGAGCGGCTTTAGGTGGCCCTGGCGCTGGCATGGGCTGGATGTCAGTCGATGAAGTAAGAAAGTCAAAAGGCCTTGCACCAAAGGGAGGTGCTTCAGCTGAGATATTTGACCCACGCACGATTCAAACTCAACCAAAAGGGCAAGCCAATGAATAAGATTATGCAACTCTATCGAGATAACGCAGCGCGTGAAAAAACGCCCGTTAACCTGGTTAAAAATGCTAATGAAGCGAGCCTATATATCTATGATGTGATTGACGCTTACTGGGGCGTTTCAGCACTAAGCGTGGCTGATGCGATTGCACAAGCAGGTGATGCAGCGACACTTAATGTTTACATTAACAGCCCAGGTGGTAGCGTGTTTGAAGGCCGTGCAATTATGGCTGAGATTCAGCGCTTTAAAGGTAACACGATAGCGCATATCGATAGTTTGTGTGCCAGCGCTGCAACGAGTATTGCACTGGCTTGCGACAGCGTGCAAATGTCAGACGGTGCATTCTTTATGATTCACAATGCTAGCGGATTAGCGTGGGGTGATAAAACTGAATTAAGAAACACAGCTGACCTTCTAGAGAAAATTGAAGGTTCTATTGTGGCTGATTACACCAAAAAAACAGGTAAAGACAATGCTGAAATCATTGCGATGATGGATGCAGAGACATGGTTTACTGCACAAGAAGCGCTTGATAATGGCTTTATTGACAGCATTAAGGCAGAAAAAGCCTCACAAAACAGCGCTAAAAACACATGGAATTTATCCGCATTTAATAAAACACCACAGGCTTTACTGCATAAAGAGCCTGAAAAAATACCAGATGGTGATGGAATAACGAACAAAACTACAGAACCCGCTCCGGCGGGTTTATTTATGTCCGCTGCTAACGCTAATAAGTTACGGCTAGTCACTGCTTTATAGCGCTCTCGCGCATAAAACCGTCGAGAGTCGGTCACTCTCATTTCAAGCCGCCTATTTGGTGGCTTTTTTCATTTTAAGGAAACTGTATGAAAAACATTCAAGCCATGCGCGAGAAAATTGCAACCCTCGCAGCCTTAGCTAACAAGCTGTTAGCTGATAAAGGAGACCAGACCTGGACAAAAGAAGAACAGGTCACTTTTGACAACTACACCACTGAAATTGAGTCATTAAAAAATCAGGTAAGAGCTACTGAAAAAATGCGTGATCTAGAAGCTGATAATTTCTTTAACGCTGATGGTGCGCCTGCTGATAAAAAAGACGGTGCGATGACCATTGATGCATTAACAGCAGTTGCGCTGTATATGCGTTTTGGCAATAACGTATCACCAGAGCAGGCAGTTGCTATTCGCAACGCTATGTCCACCACAACGCCTGCTGAAGGTGGTTATACCGTACCGGCCCAAGTAGCATCAATGGTGATTGATAGACTGAAGGCATACGGTGGTATGCGCGAAGTTTCACAAATAATTACCACAGATAATGGTCAAAATTGGGGATATCCAACAAGTGATGGTACTACTGAGGTAGGTGCGATTGTTGCGCAAAACGGTGCGGCTGGGGGCGGCGATGTCACATTTGGTGTCGCAAGTCTAAATGTATTCAATTACACATCATTAAAAATTGCTCTGCCTTTAGAGTTGATTCAAGACTCCGCAGTTGATGTAGTTGATTTTGTGGTTAACCGTTTGGCTACACGTATTGCTCGCATTCAAAATACACACTTTACAACAGGTGCTGGCACTACATTACCTGATGGTGTAATTCCCCGTGCTGGTGTTGGTAAGACAGGTACAACCGGTCAAACATTAACTGTTACTTATGATGACTTAGTTGATCTTAAGCATTCGGTAAATCGTGCATATCGTCAGAATGCTAAATTCATGTTGAATGATTTGAGTATTGCCGTGGTATCAAAAATCAAAGATACAACAGGTCGCCCAATTTGGGTGCCGTCAGTTACTGAAGGTACTCCTGATACATTGCTTGGGTTCCCTGTTGTGGCCAATGATGATGTTGCGGTGATGGCGGCTAATGCCAAATCAATTGCATTTGGCGATTTCAGTAAATACATCATCCGTGATGTAGCTAATTCAACGATGATAAGACGCTTTGATGATTCTGCGTTCGCTTTAAATAACCAAGTAGGTTTCTGCGGTTGGCAGCGTTCTGGTGGTAACTTGGTTGATGTTAATGCGGTAAAAGTTTACGTTAACTCAGCGTCTTAATCTGATGGGGCATAGGCCCCATAATTTAAACATTTTATTTTTTTATGGAGCCTAAAATGGCGAGAGAAAAAAACCAAGCAGCAGCCGACCAAGCAGCAGCCGACCAAGCAGCAGCCGACCAAGCAGCAGCCG